TTTGCTAGAACGTCTCCGCAGGTCTAAACTTAAGTTGAAACCTAGGAGAACGTTATGGCTAACTTAATTTTTGGTATGCTAGCTTCGATTCTACAGGCGGTCATTACGAAGTACGGTGATGACTTTATGGATATATTCACTAAAGAGGTTCGGCGTTATTTGGATTTGTTGTTTCGATACGTTGAGCACTTGGTTTTACCAGTCACCGGAGAGTAAGTAATGGCTACATTAACAGCTAAGGCACGAAAAGCCGTGCCAAAAAAAGAGTTTGGCTTGCCGGGTGAGCGCAAGTATCCGATGCCAGACAAATCTCACGCTGCAAACGCAAAAGCTCGCGCAACGCAGATGGTAAAAGCGGGTAAGCTGTCGGCTTCAGCTAAGAAAAAGATTGATTCGAAGGCTAATAAAGTACTGTCGAAGGGGAAAAAGAAATGAAACTAATTAAAAGCAAGAAAGCAGCAACAGGAAAAGGCATGCGTCATAATATCGAAGTTATGAAAGACGCAGGTTATAGCACAAAAAGAGCACAAGGTGCTGCGTATGGTGAAGTTGGTATGGAAAAGAAGAAGGCCGCAGCTAAGAAAGCACCTGCAAAAAAAGCAGTAGCTGCAAAGAAAGTAGTGAAGAAGTCTTGCCGCAAGTAAAATGTATTGGGGCGTTACGATTGCTCTTGACACTCGATACAAATAAGCCAATAATTGCACTATAAGAAGTACCCTACGTCGCCAAACGACAACCTGGCCGAATCTTTGCACGTAATGCATTGTTATTTACGGTGACACCGAAAAAAAGTCGATATGAGGTTTAAGATGACTGAAGATTTAGAGAATGTAGAACAGGGTGTAACTCCTGCTTTAGAAGCTCAAGGTGAGACTGCTAATGACATGCTATCGAAAGCTACTGTGTCAAAGATTGTAGAGCGGGAACGTCAGAAGGCTTTTGAAAAAGGCAAACAAGAGGCACTCATGCAATCACAAAACGAACAAGTAGCACCACCGGTCGTACCAGAGCCACAGCAGCAGCAAGCGGCCCCGTCACAAATGGGCGGCATGCAACAGATGTCGGCGGCTGATATTGAGCGAATGATTGCGGAAAGAACGCCTCAGTTGTTGCAAGATCACGTTAACAACATGAGAACCGAGCAAACGGTTAATTCATTTGTTGGCAAGATGCAGGCAGCGGCAGAGAAATACCCTGAACTAGAAGCAAAACTGAACGACTTAGATTATAACTCTATGGCGCCACTTGTTGAGTTGGCGAACAACATGGAGAACACCGCGGATATTATGAACGAATTAATGGAGAACCCTATGAAAATGGGTAATGTATTAACGTTGATGTATGCGCAACCTAAGTTAGCCCAAAAGGCAATGCAAGATTTGAGTGCATCAATCAAGCAAAACCAAAAGGCTGTCGCTCAAGATGCTCAAGCTCGAGATCCAATGGGTCAACTTAAACCTTCAATGAACGCTGGAATGGATAACGGTTCAATGTCGGTTGATGATTTTCGGAAAATGTTCCGAGGATAAAAAACTATAGGCGTTGCTGCGTTATCTCCGAACTTACTTTATTTGGAGTGTTATTATGGCTACGCCTGTCAATGTCTTACAGACCGTACAAACATATCAAAAAGCTGAATTAGCTTGGCTATTGAATTCATTTGTTGGTATTTCACAAGCTAACAAAAAATTTAAAAACTTTAACGACCTAACCGCTAACCTTGGTGACAGTGTTACTTTTGACACCACACCTCGCTATATTTCTTATGCCGGTTTACAAATTACTGAACAGCCTTCCACACAGCGCGTTCAGACTTTAACTTGTTCACAAGCACAAAACGTTTCAGCTGCTTATACTGACCAACAATTCATATTCAACGTACGTGATTATATGGATAGATTTGGTATGGCTGCTATGAAAGAGCTTGGTTCTAAAATCGAAGCTGATATATTAAAGAACTTTGTATCTGGTGTTGTAGTTAATGACCCTCAAAACGCTAATTATCTTACAGCTCAAGTAGATAGTGGCCCTTTCCGCTTTTACGGTGATGGTGTTACACCAATCAGCAGCTACACACAATTAGCTCAAGCGGTTGCTAACTTCAATTCATTTGGTGCTGCGACTCATAAAATGATGGGTATCTTACCTGTGTCAAGTATTCCGGCTATCGTTGGAACTGGCTTGAATCAGTTTGCTACTACTCGTAATAATGACATAGCTAACTCATGGGAATTGGGCAAGTTTTCAAATACTGACTGGTATGAATCAAATCTTCTACCTACTCACGTGTCTGGAACAATTGGTAACACTGCTGCTCCTAATAACATTATGACCGTTGTTTCAACCAATGATGCGACTGGCGCAAACGTAACCACTATTACTTTTAGTGAGCCTACTACTGGTACAGATGCTGATGCTATTAAAGCTGGGGATTTATTCCAGTTCAATGACGGCGTAAGTGGACAGCCAAACATGCGCTTCCTAACGTTCATTGGTCATGAAGTGTCAACTCAGCCTGTACAGTTTCGTGCAATTGCTGATGCGGCTACTGTTGCTGGTGCGGTTACAGTTTCAGTTCAAACTATCAATGGCGTTGGTTTGGTTTCAGCACAAAATGCTAACCAAAATTTAAATAATGCTATTGCTGTTGGCATGACTGTTACACCATTACCAAGTCATAGAGCGGGTTGCTTGATGTCCGGTGACCAATTCTATTTGGCAATGCCTCGCCTTCCAGACGAAAGTCCGTTCACTACTGTGAATATGACCGATCCAGATTCTGGTGCGTCCATCAGACACTATTTTGGTTCGCAGTTCGGACTTAATAATAGAGCCTATGTTAGAGATGCAATTTGGGGATCCAGCCTTGTAGCCGAGAATAGTATGAGAATCGTTCTACCATTGTAAAATATGATACCATATACGTACCCCAATAACATAGGAGTGCGTATATGGGAAGAAGTATTTATTGCAGTACATGCAAGAAAGAAAAAGAACCAGGCCGTGACAATGAAAGTAGATGCAAGACTTGTAAAAGTAATGCACATAAAGAAAAACGAGCGAGGAAGCGTATTGAACAAGGTCTTCCCGCTTATGGCTCTGGCCGAAGTCTTTACTGTTATGACTGTAAAAGCATTAAGGAACGCCAAGATTATGGCTACTGCAATGCCTGCAGACGGAAGAAGGACAATGAAACCCGTTTGGCAAAGGGGATAACCAAGAAGCATCAAACCGGGTTGTGTCCTTGTGGAAAAGAGAGAGCGCCTAAGAACCCTTCTTATTGTAGGGAATGCGGGAATGCTCGATCAGCCAAGTGGAAAAGAGAACATCCTTTCTTTACAGAGGAAGAAAGATTTAAAAGAAGAGTTAGAGGGTTAGCTCGGTATGCTGTAAGGAAAGGGCGTCTTGTACAAGAGCCTTGTGAAGTTTGCGGAGAAATGAAAGTAGAAGGTCACCATGATGACTATGCCAAGCCACTTGAGGTAAGATGGTTATGCAGATACCACCATGATGAGCATCATAAGAACTTAAAATGAGGATATAATCATGCCAGTTTCATCAGTACAGTTTGCTCAAGAACCTTGGTCATATGCCAACGGTTTACAAATCTCTAATGACGGTACCGCACCTGATACCATCATCAATATCGCTGCTGGGTCTATTTTAGATTCAACAGGTGTTTATCAGTTAACAAGCTCCGCATCTATTGCCGTAGACGTATCAGGTAATGGTTTAGGTGGACTTGACACAGGAACATTTGCAGCAAGCACCGTTTACGCTGTTCATTTGGTTGCAGATCCAGTTTCCAAGCAAGCAATTAGCGCAATGGTTTCATTGTCAGCAACAGCTCCAACAATGCCTTTAGGATACAGTGCGTTTGCATTGATTGGTTATGTTGTTAGTGATAGTTCATCTGACATCCTTTTAGGATACTGGACTGCTGGTAATAGCTCACAACGTACATTTATGTATGATGCGCCTATTGCTACAGCAATCACAGCCGGTGCCGCTACAACTGATACTGCTGTTGATTTATCAACATTCGTACCAGCTGTAGAATTAACACCTGTTTGGGTTAAATTCGCAATGACCCCTTCCGCTGCAAGCCGTACATTGACACTAAAAACATACGGTGCTGTTGGTACGCAATATCAAGCAACCTCACAAGTAACTGCTGTTGTGTTGCGTGATACAGCATATGTATTATCTTCCCTAAACTCGGCCGCACCATCGATTGAATATCTATGGTCTGCTGGTGGCGGAGATGCTGTTGCAATTGACGTTGCAGGATTTGGCTTTAACATCTAAGCACATCCAGACGCCTGTGTAATGCAGGCGTCACCAAGGAGTTACCCATGGCATACACAGCACTAGAACTGATTACCAAATCTTATTACTTGTCTCAAATTGTGGCGCGTGGATTACAAACTGTGTCAGGCGAGCAAATTACCGATGGGCTTTTCTTGCTGAACCAGCTACTTGGGTTTAAAAGCTCCGATATACGATTAATCCCCTATTTTAGACAATACGATTTTGATACGGTACAAGGGCAAGAATCCTATAGTATTCCGAATCTAGTTTACACCGACAGCCTAACGTTTAACTTAGGAACGGTGCGTTTTTCATTACAAGAAAATACCCGAGATGAATTCTTTGCAATACCACGGGTTGATACCATCCAAAGTTTACCGTACTGCTACCGAGTCGAGCGAGACCTAGCAGGTAGTACCGTATATTTGTACTTCGTTCCAAGCCAAGTATTTCAAATGAAACTATGGGGTAAGTTTGGGTTTGATAGTGTTGATTTAACTACTGACTTATCGCTTACTTTTGATACGTTTTACTTGGAATACCTTCGATTTGCTCTGGCAGAGTACATATGCAGCGACTGGGGGAATACCTTTCCAGACCAATCCATGATGAAATTCAGAGAGATTGAGAAGAAACTGCTGGATGTAAGCCCTCCGGATTTGTCAATTCGTTCACAATCGTTCCTAAGTGGTCAACCAGGGTTCGATTGGGCGATGGCGAATTTATATCGTGGATTTCTCCCAGGGTAGATTATTGTACAGGTTGGTTGAGTTAAGTTGGTTTTTAAACTTCTAGATTTCAAATCTAGAAGTTGATTCCTCCATCCCCTCTAATGCATGAATTTTCTTTGGGAAAGTCTTGTCAACTAAAGTCATAAACTTAACCCATCCCCAGCCTTCAGCTAAAGCTAATCGCTGAAGTGTTAAAATACCTTGCATATGGTTGGATAGAAGAGAATGCCCAATATCAACAGACAACCATTGATGCATGCTAATTTTTGATGTGTCAGGGGTTTTGTTCTTTAGCTCGTCTAGCACATCTTTTCCTAACCGTAGGTAGATAATATCGTTGGTATAATGGCCTACACAACTATACTTGTTCATGGACGGAGAAAAAGCTGGCCATTTTCTAAGTTTATAAATATTTTCATAATATTCATCGGGGAAACGCTTGCACCATCTAGCAAGTTCTTTGGATAGAATTTTATTTAAGTAGGCTTCCAGCGCATCTCTAGGGCGAACTTGCTGGTAACCAGTAGCCTCGTCAATTAAACCAATTATCCCAACCGTGGCTAACGAACGAATTAATAAATCGCTGATCTTCGCCATTGTTGCTTGGTTCGAAGTCAAAGTGCCGTCTCGTTGCGCATTCAAGTACATTTCACATACAGTAGGGATGACCTCGGCTCTAAATCCTGAGCATTCCGCCTTATTTAAACCCCTGTATTGGATGGGGGTGATCACCTCGGATATTTGGTCGTTCATGTATGGCTTAAGATTCTTGGAGTCAAGAAACGCTGGAATTTTCACCCCATCTTCTGTTTTAGACCGAGACCCTCGTGCCGGTCGATCAAAAGCTTTAAAGATAGATGCTTGTGTAATAATCCGTCGACCGTCCTCCAATACCACGCACGGAAGCTCTTTGCCCATTATTTTAAGCAAACCTTGATGGGTTGCTCTAGGCAACCATCTAGCTCGACCACCTTTCTTTGCGTAGTCTTTAATATTTGGATTAGACATATAAGCTCTTTATCGAAAAGAGCTTATAGTACAACCACCAACCCACTTCGTAAAGCTATATTTTAAAAACAGCCATAACACATTGCAATATAAAAAACACTATGGCATAATGCACTCACTTAGGTTAATTGGAGTGCATTATATGTCTGGGCCATTGTTTTTTATTGTGTTAGGGGTTGTTATTTTAGCCTTCACAGACGTAAGATAATATTATCTGAATGGCATAATGCACTCACTTAGTTTAATTGGAGTGCATCATGGAATTAATAATGCTAGGTTTGGTTATGTTGGTTATTGTAGAGCTGCTAGATATTTATCTTTGAATGTACATTTTGAAAAGTCATTAGATGGCTAATCCCTGCATCCAGAAATAACACAGAAGAAATATACAAAGGCCGCAACGTAAATCACAAAATTAATCATTTTAATCTCCAGACTGTTTATAGTTTTGACATTATATACGCATGAAGATTAAAAATCAAGCATTACTCTCTGTGTGACCTACTGTCTCCCCCTGACAGGTATTTGACCCCGGCGGCTCCAGCTCCTAACCTTTTTAATGTCTTCTCAATTGTGTCTATCTTCTCTTTATCTTCTTGGGTGCGAATGAGCTTATTAAGCTCTGGATGCGCCTCACGAATATTTTTAAATGAAGTCCAGTCGCGACGTAAAGTACCTATTAGATTTGCAGGAACTTTTTTCTCCTCACCCACCAAGTCAGCTATGGTTTTGTTTTTATAGTATAGGTCTTTGAATTTCGCATAGTCATTCATTCCCTTTTTAATCATAGATGCCAAGTCATTGTGACCCAAGCTATCGAAATGATTAAACATGGTTTGATTGAGTTCATCTCTAGCGGCACCTAATTCCTCACCGAGGTTTTGTTCGGCTAAAGATTTAGTTGGTTTCTGCAAAGACTGAGACTTCGTAAACATATCTGATTGCATCTTACGTAACGCGTCATAATTACCCGTACGTGCCCGCTGCATCATGCGTCTATTCGCCTCGGTATTTGAAAAGGTTTTCCGAGCCAAATCAAAGATGGATTGATCAACTGGAGTAGGCGGTAAGTCTCTAGCAATTGCTTCTTTCGCAGCTATTTTAAAAGGGTTGACCGCAGACTCCTGAGCGACATCATGTGCGCTTTGGATGATATCCGCTGCCGCGCGAGGTTTTGCTGGGGAAATTGCAGCTTTACCTAATCGAAAAGCAGATCCAACTCCTTTGAGCGCGGCGGGAGCCATGGCGTCCAGAAGACCAGAAGTTATTCTTTCTTTCATTCCGCCTGGTGTGAATGCCGCACCAGCAGCCCCGGCGCCTAGCGAAGCCCCTGCTAATCCTGGGATTAACGCCTCCCCGCCTAGAACAGCCGGCGCCGCCAAGGATATTGCCCCAGCACCCTTTCCAGCTAGGCGACCAAGATATTCAGGCCAGTTGGTTGTGGGTTGTTCTTGCTGCACTTCAAATGGCTGTCTTCCGGCAAGCTGCATCAGCGCATTGGCGCCCGACTTTAATGTTTGAGGGTAGCTCTCGCTGGCGCCTTTAAATAGGCTGCCCCATGTTTCCGCGGGATGCTCTTCCGCTGGGGTCTCTTTGTATTGAGCCCAGTCAATGTCTGGAGAGCTCTCTTTGTACTGAGCCCAGTCTATAGCTGCCATGACTAGCGTCCCCCTTCTAATGTAGCGCCGGCGCGTTGTGCGTCTGCAAGCAATCTGTCTGGAATTATGTGGGGGCCATCAGGGAAGAACACGCGTATTTTCCCCGCAGGAACCTGGTCAACGCTAGGACGAGAAGACCCAACTTTTATGCCACCACCCAACGCATCTTTAGCTAATTGTTGGTTGTCCGCATAGGCGCCGGCTTGCTCTTGAACTCGAGAGGCATATCCTTGAGGCGACTCACCAAATTGCGGAGCTAAGATATCTTCCATTGCTTGTCTATTTGCGCCAGTAGCGTTAAGACCAAAAGTTTTAATCATCCCTTCAGACGCCTCTTTAATGGCTGCCTTGCCACCAGCTTTCTGACTGGGGAGCGGGAAATTTTGGCCGCCTAGCGCGTTGGCCAGCTTCTGTCCAAGCAGTGATGCGTGAGTCATAGGGTCTTGGAATTGCGGAAGAGTTTCTATTATTTTTCCGATATACGGCTTTAAAGCTTCTCCACCAACAACGCGGCCCTGCAAGTTCGTCGCGGTTCCGGTTGTTGGCGCTGAGGTGATAGCTCCAGTCTGAGGGTTCATGTATGTGGCTCCGCCTGTTCCACGAGAAGAGGCGCTACCACCTATCTTAACCAAAGGATTTCCAGAGGTGGGATCGAATACAGTAGTCCCTTGTCCGCCAGCTGATTTATTAGCGATAACTGACTCAACGGATGCCCTGTCAGGTGAGCCTTCGGGAAAGGACTCTCTTAGCTTGAATAGCTGGGCTAATTCTCCAGTTGCTGGGCTAGGTTGGCCAGCCTGTCTAAGTTGGGCTTGCCTCAAGCCTAGCTCAGCCTCAGCCATAGGTTGCGCATAGTCAGCCTTAGCCCGGTTCATCTTATTCTCCAACTGACGAGCCAACAACGCCTCAGCCATATTTTTAGGTTTATAAGACGAGTCAACACCTTCATTGTAGGTTTGAAAGCCTGAGCGCAACGCTTGACCATAATCAGGCGTACCAGTACTTGTTGCCTGAAAAGGAATGCCTGGTAAGTTAAAAGCCATTATAAGAATCCTCCAGCAATCCCCGCGCCCATTGAACCCAATCCACCGAAAATATTCTTCCAGTTAGATTCTTTTTGTTTGTTCTTCCAGTCAGCGCCGCCGTAAGCGTATTGCGCTTGCGTGCCAAGAAGATTAGCCATATTGTCGCCGTAACGAGTAGAGGCGTCATAACCTTGCTGATTCATCTGCTGATTGCCCTGCAAGCCCTGACCATACAATCCCATTTGGTTTTGCATATAGTTATTGTAATCTTGAGAAGCCAAGCCTTGAGCCACACCCATATTGGCCTGCTCATGTTGCGGCATTCCTAAGTTCCCGCCCATGGCAGCTGCGTTGTTACTACCCTGCAATGCTTGCTGTAATGCAAACTGATAACCTGGCGATTGCTGGTAACTACTGCCAAGCTGGTTTTGCTTATCACCACCTAACAAATCAGCGTATTGGTTTTGTAAATTACCCATGGCGCCTTTACCAGCATCCATGTAAGGCTGATAGTATTGCTGGGTTTCGCCAGGTATTCTATTAAGGTATGGGCTTGCAGCGTCATAAGGGTTTTTACCGCCTTGACCAAATAAACCGGCAATGCCTCCGCCTAATTGCGCCGCCCCACCACCGATGCCGCCTAAACTACTCCAATCAAATGCCATGTTAATCTCCTAGGTGAGTGTCACCGTCTTAAATATTGGTTGCGGTGGAGCACCACCATCACTAACAGATATCATAATACTATTAGCATCCGAATTGTAAACTATTCGACCGTAGCCGCAGGTGTATACCGTTAGCCCGCTTCCTGGGTCGACATAACTATTATCTTGAATCAACGTAATATCAGCAGCGGATAGCGTAGGAACAACACAGCCCTCCGAACCAAAGTACTTTTGTAAGTTGGTGGTTAGTGCCTGACGATATAATAACTCATCATCGGTGGCATGCCCTTGCTCGTCTACTATTTGACCCATAGGTAGATTAGGTATTCTAATTTCACTCATTGGTAGATTGAAACCTCGCCTTCTAAAATCACGAATCTTTCCAAACCATAAAAACGCAGCTGGAACGTGGCATCATTAGCATGACCAAGCCGTTGAAATATAAACCGGCTTTTGCGTTTACCAACAGGGTTCATATCAATGCTTACGCTGCTGCCAAACGATTCACCGCCATCCCTCGAGATAGACAAGTCTACACGCTGGTTGTAGTTTGTATAGGTCACAACGGGGCTTGTATTGGCTTGCGTATCTAACAAGGTGCCGCCCTCAGTAGCTAAGTCCGTACCGCCTTCGGTTGCAAGCGAAATACCGATTTGACCTGTCTGATGAGTTGAGGTAGTAACCGCGTTAGGCTGTCCATTTTCTATAGTAAACCCAAGGTTTTGAATAATAAAATATCGCTGGCTTGGCATGCGAATCGGTGGCGTAATGCGTATTTGTGGCAATTCGAATCGCGTACCATCAGCAAGAGTGGCCCCTGACAAAATAGTATCAAACTGGTAGATGTTGCCGCCGTTCAAGCTTACAAAGAAGTAGGTATTGTTGAAATACACAATAGACCGAGCAGGATGATAATTTAAGTCTTGGTCGGAGATATTAAAAAACAATCCGGTTTCAAAATCGTAGGCGTAGGACAGATTGTCTGTGACAAACGTAAACTGATAAATCAAATGACCATCTTGCTTGAACAAGAAACCTGTGCAATCGGTGGGGTTTGTAAGCTCACCCATCTTGTAATCAATACCATCCGTAGTAATGGATTTAATTTGATTTCCTGAGAACACCATAATAACAGGGCCTGATTGCTCATTAACCGCAAGCCATACAACGTACTGACCTAGTGCTGCAATAGTTGATGAATTAAGACAACCATAATCAACACTATTGGAGCTTGAGCGAATATACGGAAACAACACAGCACCTGTGTCTTGCCATGGCTCAGAAACGGTATTGCCCATAATAATAATATTATTGCCGCCCCCAGGAACAGGCACCGCCGCCTCAATAAAGGTAGGCTTGGATTGTAGAGAGCCTGCGTAACCGTGGTTCGTTCCTGTCACAGCCCATTGGGTCGCATCATTAATCCCTGATAGCGCCCAAACCGTGGTACCTTCAATGGCGATTATCATGCGACCATTTTGAAACGACACATAACCTGGCGCGCCTGTTAGTTCGTAAGGAAATTGGGTTGATGTAAGCTGTGTAAAAGTATTGGCGACGTAGTTATAAACATACACATGCGCTTTATCCGTGATAACAATTTCAGAATTATTGTTTTCAGAAATGTACACATCACCTGTTGTGGTTGCTATGGTGTCAATCGCTGTAGATACAAGAGCACTGGACACTTTATAAACGACATCGCCAACCACGGCAATCATGAAGTTACCGCGAGCACTTGAGTATATTCCACGACCAGCTGCTTGGGATGATGTGGTAACTCGGCTTGTATATCCCGAGTACGGAACGAGTGCGCCATCGGACACAATCATATTCCATGTTTCAGACGCGCTTATTTTTGGATAGCGTCCAAATGTGGAGCCACCTACCATTTGAGCGGGTACTTCTTGGATTTGTTGTCGGGCGTTGGGTGCGGCCATGTCGTTATCGCCTTGATTTGCTTATTGCATTCTATCATATTAAGCGTAGAATTGAACGTATTCAATACTGATAGGATAATTGTTGATGGCACAGACGCTTCCTGATCCGAATTTAATCTACTGTCCCCCTTTACAGACGTACAGTATAGATAAAGACAACGCCGAAGCCTTATCCGCAGGGATTGTCACATTCTATAGCGATGTTAATCGCACGACTTTAAAGGCCATATACCAGGTGACCGAATCCACACCTGGAAATTACGAATACATCCAACTAAATAACCCTGTTACCTTGACCTCCATAGGTACATTTGCTGACGACAGCGGTAATGATATCAATATATTTTTGTATCCTTATTTGGGCGCCCCTACCGATAGCATTCGTGGTGAAGACGAATTGTATTTCATTCGGGTACAAAGCTCTGGCGGTGTATCTGAGTATACGCGATCAGCTTACCCACCAAATGTTCAAGCGAGTGGGACATCTGGGACAACGTACGGCGAAACCTCAAACCAAATAACAAATCAACAGTTTACGCAAGTATTAGGCCAATCGCCTATTGTATATACGGTTTCTGGGACTGATACGGTAACGTTGGTAGCACCTGGTTGGTATGTTAAAACATCTGGCAGCGGCACGGTCACTATTAACCAGGTAACGGTACCTGGATCTACTGAGTCATTTGATACAAACCCTCCTTATGCGTTGCAAATATCATCAGCAAGTCTAACGGCTATATCGTTATATCAGCGTTTAGAGTCAAGTCCGCTGTTATTATCCAACCACTATATTTATGGTTCTGTGTTGGTTGCGGCAACCAATGGCGGTGGTGCTCAGACAATAACATTGCAGTATGAGCCATCCGCTGGCAGTGATGTTGTGATTGCAACGACCGTAACGACTACTGATGAAGTGTTTACTCAAATTTCAGGTACGGTTTTGGCGTCTCAGGACAATACGGAAGTTCCACCGTCTGGTCACATTGATTTTGTGATTGGCTTACAACCATCCATTACGTTCCAGATTACTAGTGCGTTGTTGGTGGGTGTTGCAAGCGCTGGGGCAACTATTGTTTATCCTGAGCAATCTACGCAGCTACAGACATCTGAGTTGTATTGGTATGACAAGCCTAACCTCGAGTACAAGGCGATACCGAGCTATTTAGTTGGATGGGACTTTCCTTTGAATCCTGCGCAGCCTTTTGGTGATAGTGGGAGTTTGGGGGCTACTGGTGCGAACAAGTCCGGGTATGCTTGGGATCAAACAATTTTGTTTCAGACAGTCGATAATAGTCTTAGTTTTTCTCGCAGTGCTGGGCAGGGTGGGTTTGTTGTAACACCTTCAGCAGATACGTCTTTTGCAATGGTTCAGTACTTGCCGTCTAATATTGCACGTGAACTCTTGAGTCAGAATTTATCCGCTCAGCTTCAAGCTTTTGTAAGCTCAGGCACGCTTGCCGGTACCGTTTCCATGTATTGGACTACCGATGCGACGTTGCCGGACTTAAACGCTGGAACTGACAACTCTTTGGTTTCATCTATTACGGCAGGTGTTCCAGCTGTTGCCAATGGCAATTGGACTAAGGTTCCGTTTATTGGTGATGGTAACGCATCTTTTGAGTTGACAACCACGCAGTCTTCCTATTCTTTTGAAGGTTTTGGCCCAACTGGCGGCAGTACGACAGCAACATTTTTTGCAATCGTTATTGCATTTGATACCTTAACGTCAGCCGTACCGATGACTATGAATTATTGTTCTTTGGTTGGCGGCAAGATTGCAACGCGTCCAGCGGCTAAAACGCCCGATCAAACATTGCGTGAATGCCAGTATTATTTTGAGTCCAGCTATGATGTTGGGGTCGCCCCGGGAACCGCTGTTGGTGTTGTTAGCTCTCCCACTTATTACGCGGTGGCTAGTCCTATTACGTCAGGTGGGGCTGTTGTAATGACATGTTATTCAGCAGCGTTTACTCTCGAATTCAGCGTGAACAAGCGAACGGTAACGCCACTCATAGCTATTTTTAATTCAGATACCGGAGCGCTGGGTGGCGCTCATGTTATTTTGTGGTCAAATGGTGCTGTGGTTGCTCAAACCGATGTTACGTTTGCATCCTTTTGGACACAGGACAGACTATCGGGTAAAAGTGCGCGGTACCAACCCAAAACTGTAGCCCCACCGCCAACGCCATTACTTTCTTTTACAGCTACGGCTGTCGGGCCGACATCGGTGGTAGTCATAAATTACTACATCGATGCAAGACTTGGCGTTATAAATTAGGAGTTAAGAATATGAGTACTAAATTTTTAATGACGCGAGACATTGGCGGGTTCAATGGTTTCGGCATCATGCCTACGTACGACGTGCAGACTGGCTTGCTTGCGGTTGCTACTGAGCAGTCTATAACAGTACCTAGTACGTATAGTAACTGGATTGCCATTTTTAGTTATACACCTGGCTCCACAGTTTGGGTAAGTTTTACCGGTACAGCTTTGGCTCCAACGGGTGCGTTTAGTTCAAGCTCAAGCGTATTAAACCCGGCGGCTCGTGCTGTATCGGCTGGGGACACTATTAGCTTTATCACTGCGGACGCAACAAACCCGGTGGTTAGTGTTGAGTTCCAAGTGGTTGCACCTTACGAGAACTAATTATGGGTATCTTGAACAATCCTTTAGGGATTAATTTAACAACTCACATGCCGGTGACCAATTCGCCTTATAACGACTCGGATGATGAGGGCGAGTCTTTTCCGCCTCCAGGCAGTCAGCGCATGATAACTGAGACCGGAATCTATATGATTACCCAAACCGCCCTTAACGATATGATTACGGAGTAAAACATGGCTGATATTAAATGGAGTGCGTTTACTGACGCTGGCGCAATCACATCAGGTGATGATGTTGTTGGTTTGCGCGCTGGCGCCAATGTTCGGTTAACGGCAAACGCATTCGACAACTTGCTGCTGGATACGAATACGCTGAGCAGCACCGATACCAACGGCGATATATCCTTAGCTCCGGATGGTACTGGTAATGTGATTGTTTCCAGCAATCTGCAATTAAGCGATGCCACAGGCATTATTGATGAGAACCAAAACAGTCAATTAATTTTTAATACGACAGCTTCGGCGGTCAACTACTTAACGCTTGCTAATGCTGCAACTGGAAATGGTCCATCACTAGTGGTTGCTGGAACTGATACCGATATTGATTTAAATATAAATGCGAAAGGGACTGGCGATGTTCTTTTCAATGGCTCGGACGTCATTTGTGGGGACCCTGGCACGGAAGCTTCGGGCATTAATATTAATGGCGTCACTTATGATTCAGCCTTAAAAGTTAGTGATATCGCAGGCGCGAATATCGCTCAATTTATTTTGCATCGTCATTCCACTACA